CCGCCTGTTCCTCTTGGCTCGGCCCGTCGGAGTGATCCGGCGGGCCGTTGTCTTTTGGTTGCCCTATTCGGTTGTCAAAAAGCTAATCCCAGCTCGTGCCGTTGAACCGCTTGAGCTGCCCGGCCGTCCAGGCCCCGCCGGTATAGACCTTGAGGGTACCCGTCACCCAGGCACCGGAGACATAGGCATTTAACGGCAAGGTGGACGTGGACTCGGCGGCCCCATCGGTCGCCATCATGTCCGTCAGCGTGACCGTGGTGTAGGCGATGTCATTCCACTTCGCTCCCAAAAAAGCGTAGTCTCCATCGGACGTGATCCCGGTGACCGTTGAGGTCCCGATCTCTGTCGCGCCGTCCATCACGGTCAGCGTCATGGTCCCCGCGTCAGGGTCCCAGTCGATTATCAACTGGCGGGTTGCTCCCTCGGTCCACCAATCATCGCTGACCGTGCCTTTGAGGGTATATTCTTCGGTTAATTTCCAGCGGGCATTCGTAAAATCAAACGTCACGACTACGCCAGCAGTTTGCGAGGTGCCGCTATTGCCGACGCCAAAATACCACACCGGCCCCATGGCAGATACATCGTCGGCGTAGACACCGATCTCCCAATGCACCTTGCCAGCATGTAGGTATCTGTAAGCTGCGCCCGTATAGTCCAGAGGCGACAATCGACCGTTGGATGTGATCCCAAGATTAACGCTATTGGTTTTTTCCCACTCCGCATCAATCGTGTGCAGGTAGGTACCGGGAGACTCCACGGAGAAGTCCAGGTCAAACAAAGTGGTCACGAATCCACCTCCGACACGCCGTCCACGGCCAGGATGGCCGCGTGCTGTTCGTCCGTCACATCCGCCACGACGATGATCGTATCCTCGGTGGCCCCCGGCGAGCTCCCCCAGGTGCCGGAGTAGACCGCGCACAGGGCGGGTTCGCGCGGGCTGGAATCAGTGCCCTCGCCGATCAGCGGGGTCTCGTACTCTCGCAACATCTAGCTCCACCCCCAATAGGTCAGTCCGCACACATGGCAGTACAGCAGCAGGGACGAGGGATCGTAAAGCAGCTGCCCGGCGCGTCCCTGAGCTGCACAGTGAAAGCATCGGAACGCGGGCAGGTGCAGGAGCATGCTGCGCGTCTCGATGTACTGGAACTCCTGGAGCGGCCGCGCGGTGAATGGGGCAAAGAGTTGCATGGGCGCGCCTAGGAGATGTCGAGCCACAGGTCCCCCTCGACCGGGTTGCTCGGCTCGGTGGCCGACACGGTGATGATGGTGCCGTCTGCGCCGTCCGTTCCATCCTGGCCGTCAGTGCCGGGCAGGACGATACCGGCGGGCCTGGCCCCGTCGGCCTTGGGGCCGTAGATCGTCGTGGTGGCGGTGTCCATGTAGTAGTCGCCGTCAACGCCCAGGGCGGCGTCCGGAGCGCCGGTGCCGGACAGAATCGTGTTGCCGTCCGCGCCGTCTTGGCCGTCGGTCCCATCGGTGTAATCCACCCCCTTGACCGGGGTGACGCCGTCCGTTCCATCCTGGCCGTCAGTGCCGGGCAGGACGATACCGGCGGGCCAGGCTCCGGCGGCCTTGGGGCCGTAGATCGTCGTGGTGGCGGTGTCCATGTAGTAGTCGCCGTCTGCCAGACGTCGCTGCCCAGCTCCTCGTCGATGGCCGTCACGATCTCGGGGCCGGTCATGGCGGTGGAGCTGGTCGGGAACTGGCCTACCTCAACGACTACGATCCGCTCCGAAGTGGTGACCTCGATCACTGCGATATTGCTCATTGGGTCACCCCCAGGGTCAGGCTGATATTGCCGCGCAAGATCGTCCGGGTATGGCCGTCCGCGTCCTCGTACTCCACGTCGTAGACGCCGGGCCGCGTGACCGAGGCGGTCTGCTCGGCGGTGGCGCTCAAGACGATATACCCCTCGTCCAGGCGGGAGTGGTCCACGGTGAACTCGATCAGGAGCTCACCGCTGGGCTCGGTGCGCATCTGCGAGCGGAATACCAGGCCGGTCAGGTCAATGCCGACCTCGGCGGCCACGGTCTCCTTGGCCCGCAGGGGTATCTCGAACGAGTCGCCTTGAGTCATGTGCAGGTCACAGTAACCGGGTTCCATGGGCTATGCCTCCGGGGCCTCGGGCCAGGTCACGGTGGTGGGGAACCCCGCCTGAGCGGGCACGTCGCAAAGCTCCTCGCGGTACGCGTCCCAGGCGGCCAACCCCTCTTCCAGGGCCGTGGTGTCGCCGCCGGAGGCCTGGGCCAGGCGAATCTGCCGTTCCAGCTGGAGGACTATGCCGTCGCAATCGGCCAGGCGCTGGTCCCGGTCCGTGCGCTCGTGCTCGGCCCGGAGGTCGGTGTTGTACTCCCAGGCCTCGCCGGTCCAGGTCGAATAGACCCCGTCCACGGGTTCCTGCGCGGTGTAGCCGTCCGGCACGGCCGCGCCGGGCAGGATGTACATGCGCTCCCGCTTGGCGGTGGACCAAACGGGCGTCTTGTCCAGTACCGGGTAGCTGATGACCAGCCAGCCGTCGGTCATGGTCTCCTCGGGCTCGCCCTTGTACTGGCTGTTGATGTCGCCGGGCCACGCCTCGTAGGTGACCGGGGTGACGCCGATCACGGCTATGCGGGCGATCCATTCAGCCTCGGTTTCGGCGGACCGCAGGGACAGGTAATGGCTCGGGAATATCTGGCCGTTGTGGGAGACCTGCCGGGCCGGGCCGATAGTGCCGTCGCTGTATTGGTAATGTTGCATGATATGCTCCTATGCCGGGTCGATTTTTTGGGTGAGAAATGCGCCATCCGCGCCGTCGCCGCCGTTGCGGGCGGAGTAGTTCGGGAATTGCCCGCCGGGGCCTCCATCCATGCCGGACGTGATGTCCTCGGACAGGGTGCCCGAGTACAGCAGGGCCCACAGCCCGCCGCCGGAACCGCCGCCCCCGCCATCCATAGCGCCGTTGTAGAGTATCGGACCGCCGGGAGACCCCTGCGAGGAGAACACGCCGGTTCCCAGAATGTCGCCATTGACGACGGCTATGCCGAGCCCGCCGGTGCCGTCCTCGGCCGTGCCTCCATTCGTGGCGGCATCCGGTCCGTCCGCGCCTGCGGGGTTTCCAGCGCCGCCATACGCCTGGGGCGTGGGATCGTCCTGCGGGGCGTCCGCGCCCGCCCCGCCGTAGTCGTCGCCGGGGTTGCCCGCAAACTGGCCTGAGCTGTCGCCGGACATGCCGCTGCCGCCAGGCCCGCCAGAGAAACAGGTGGCGTCGCCGCCCGGCCCGCCTGGGTAATCCGGGTAGGTGCTGATTCCTCCGCCGCTGCCGCCGCCGCCCGGTCCGGTGGGGTGCGTGTCCCCGGCCGCCTGGGTGGGTTGCGCGACGCCGCCGAGCCCGGCCACGCGCGGGATGGTGAGGACGAACCCGTTGGAGACCGGCGGTTGATGCAGCTCCGAGGATCGCGCCGCCGTGCCGCAGCCGGACAGGTCGCTGCTGCCGGAGTCGGTGCCGCCCTCCGCAAACCGGGCGATGACCAGTCCGTCCACGGACACGGGGTTGCCGTCGCTGGGCGCGACCGGTGTATTGGCCGTGACCACGGCGTCGGCCGGGTTGGCGTGGCACCCGCAGGCGGTCAGCGACATGTCGCCGTTGTTGGTCAAGTTGCCGGAGGAACAATAGAGCAACAGGCCCCGGCAGCGGTTGGCCAGGGTCGGAGCCATGCCCGCGTCCACGGTCCAGCTCCTCGCGTTGACCACGACCATATCGCCGTCCTGCACGGACGGAATGGACACGACCGAGCCGACCAGTATCCAGGTTGCTATGGTCGTCCACGTCACACCGCCGTCAAAGGATTGCTCCGCCCCGGTCGAAGTGATGCGGATGTCGCCGTCTTCGCCCGTGCCGAAATAGTTGCCCTGTCCCTGGGCGGCCATGATGTTGCGCTTGAGCCAGGCCATTAGCTCACCTCGGCAAAACCGTTGTTCGCCATGTACCAGGGCTCAACGGCTTCGGTGTTGGGGTTGTAGACCGGCAGCAACTGGAGCAGGTCACGGGCGTTGGCACCGGAGGAAACCTCGTAGCCCGAGCCGCCTACCGCATAGAGCCCGGCGGGAACAGAGAGCGCCCACCCGCCCGTTGCGTCCTGTATGATGGCCAGGTCGTAGGACCCGCCCGCCTCATAATTGCTGATCGAAAACGTGGTCACATCCTCGGTCAGGTACAGGATGGCCGAGGGAGAGGCGTTGCAGTCCCAGACCACGGCCCCGGCGTCGATCTCCAGCGCGACCTGGGCATAACGCTGCGCCTGGCTCCAGGCATGGGTCAGACCAAACAGGCCGGTGATGATTTGATCCTGGGCCGCGCTGTCCAGCTCCAGGCCGAGGCCTTCCACCAAGTTGACCAACTCCTCCTGGATCATGTTCAGCCAATCCTCGTCGACCACGGTCGCGGGCACCCCGGACGTGGGGTTGCCTTCGGTGAACAGGTGGTCCTCGGTCGCGTACTCGTTTTGGGTGCGTTGCATGTTCTACTCCTCTCCATAGGCAAAGATTAACATGGTGTGGGCCGGAGCCAGTCTGGACATCCGGCACTCGAAAAGCTCATTCCCCCACTTGGCCAGGGCGTCGCCTGCGGCATTGCCGCCCGCCTCGAACGGCTGCACCGTGGTCTCGGGGGCCCGGACGCGCCAGGCGAAAGTCCAATCCCCGTTTGTCAGGGAATCGCCCGCGGCCGCCCCTCCGGCCCGGAACGGCCGGAACTCTTCCACGGTGATGACCACCCCCAAGGTCGCGGCCAGCTCGGTGAAATAGGCAACACTTTGCCCCCCCTGGGCGGCGATGGTCAGGTGACAAGCCTGGCGGCGTTCCTGGAGAGTCTCGGCGTCCTGGGAGCAATCGCCGGGCAGGCCGCAAACACGCTCCCAATCCGAGAGCAGCTCCAGGGCCGTGCGCGGGTCGGCCTCCCCCAGGAGGTCGCCGCACCGGCCGTCCACGCGGGCCAGCTCGTCGGCCAAGGCCAACAGAAGCAGGCCCCATACGCTGTCCGTGTCCGACGGCAGGGCCATGCCGGACGGGGCCAGTGCCATCAACTGGTCGCGGTACTGCTCGGCGGTCAGGCTCATGCCAGTCCCTCCCAAGTGATGACGCCCAGGACCGGCAGTTCGCCGATCCCGAACTCAACGTCGGCCGAGGGCGAGACCAGCACATGGTCGGCCTCGCCGGTGGCCACGGATATGGCCTCGCGCAAGTGGCTGACCAAAACGGTCGAACCGGGCTCGGCCTCGTCCAGCAGCACGGCGGCCAGCTCCTCCTCCACGGCGGCTTGGACCGTGGCAGTGTTCGGCGACAGTTGGATGGTCATATCCAGGGCAACCGGAACCGGGGCCACCACGTAGACTTCGGCGGTCACCGGGCGCTGCTCCTGAAGATAGGCCAGGACGGCCGCCACCGTGGCGGCATCCGGGATGCCGTTCTCCGTGGTGTCGTCGGTCATGCAGCGCACAGTCACGGTGCCCGCGCCCATTTCCTGCGGGTACACCCAGGCGCGAGTCACGCCGCTGATCTCCAGGGCCCAGGCTTCATAGTCAAAGTCAGCGCCGCCGTGCGGAGCCTGGCGGATGCGCGACAGGACGCGCGAACGCAAGTCCGCGTCGGTCTCATCGTCGGCCCCGCCGGATAGCTCCCCGGCCGTGGCCGTGGACTTGATGCCCTCCACGGCGGCCGATAGCGAGAGCTTGGTGCCCTCAGTGGTGTTGCCGCTCTCGCCAGCGTCCGTCGCTTCCACCGTCACCTCGGCCGTGCCGCCCTCAATGGTGGCTTCGGCGGTGGTCTCGAATTCCACGCCGTCGGCCCTGGCCAGGGCCGTGCCCTCGGGGATCACGCCGCCGTCTGCGCCGGAGAAGGTGACGGTGCCCGAGGACACGCTGGCCTCCTTGCGGCGGATGCCCCAAATGGATGCCCAGCGGTCCAGCTGCTCGGTTTCGGCGGTGTCGGGCATGACCTGGTCGGCGATCCAATCCAGGTAGCCGTACAGGCCATGCACGGCCCCGGCCTCCACCGTGGCCAGGATGGCCAGCAGGGTGCGGCGCAGAGAGGCGTCGGCGTCCTCCAGGCGGGATTCGATATCAGCCTTGGTTCGGGCGATCAGTTCGGTCAGGGTCGGGCGGTCAAAAGGCATTACAGGTCCTCCCAGAGGTACTCGAATTTATAGCCGATGGCAGGCTCGGCGGGCTTGTAGAGACGAATTTCCAGGACCATGAATCCGGGACGGGAAAATTCGGCGGACACCTCCAGACTCTCGATCACGCCGTCCTCGACCATCCAGGCCAGGGCCTCCTCGGCGTATTCCTTGGCCCGCACCAGCACGGTCTGAAGCTGTTTCTCGCGGGAAAGCAGCCACAGGCGGGAGCCGATACGGTCGTCCAGGATT